ATCTATTGAAAGTCAAGTGGGGGGAATTATTTAGTTTCCCTCCCCCTCTAGGACTTATTCGGTCAGCCGAAATAACCCTAGCGGATTACTTGCGTGCTTTACGACCTTTGCGTGATTTGCGTGCCATGTGAATTTCTCCTAATAGCATACGGTCACCTATTTATAGGGTAAGGCAGCCACAACCCTTTCCTCGTGAAGGAAGAAACTATTACCGTCTTGACTTACGGTTTTTTCTGTAGCTTTTACGCATAGTATTTCTCCAATTAGCTTATCCCCTAATTGAACGACCTAGATCCCTTACTTTAGAAGATCTATCTAAACTTTTCACACCTTGTACACGATACTGCAAATTCGCAGGTTGCTCACCTCTTTTTAGCGTTTCAGTTGTCACTCTTGGCTGATCTGCTTTTGGCTGTACATTCTTTGGCATTATCCTACCTCTGGTTCTTTCTTACCTTTAGGAGCTGGAGATGGTTGTTTTTGTTCGCCACCGCCCTCTTTCTCTTTACGCTTGAGCTTATCTTTCAACAATTGTTTCATTGGTGGTTCTAATAAGTCAAGCAATGATTCCTTATCAATAGCTTGAGCTTTAAACAGATTAAATGCAAGCGTTTTTAAATCTTCTGTAAAGATTGGGCTATTGCTGTGCGCATCAACCTTAACTACATAATCCTTAGTAAATTGCTCTGGAATAAACGGTACATCTTCCGTATCCCTAAAATGGGTGTTGTCATATACCTGCATGAGCTTGAGGTACAGCGTAGCTACCTTCTCAAGGCTATCTTCCACAATCAATGCACGCTTTTTAGCTCTTGAAGAACCTAATCTAGCCAATTGGCTTGCATGACCTTGTGAACGAACACCAGATTCACCTTTTCCTGATAGCACATTGGAAATTCCTGATACTTCGGCAAACATCCCGTCAATTTCGTGAATCACCTCAAATAAATCAGGTGGCATATTCGGTGCAAGGCGATCTGCCTTTGCATTAGGCATATCAGTAGATAAAAGACCGCCAGCTCGGTTTAGGGCAAAGTTTTTCTCATCTAAAATGCCAGTAAAGCCCGTCAACGCTGTTGGTGGGTTCACTTGCTTAGATAACAAGTCCAAAATCTCAGTCATACGGGTATTACGGAGTTCTTGAAGTAGCAATAGTTGCTGTACTTCAGATGCACCCCAATAGTAATCGTATAAAGGGTTAGGAGCTATTTGTACAAAAGGACATTCGCCTTTTAAAAATAAGGATGCGCCAGGTCTGTCATAAACAATCACATTGGGAGCTGCCATCGTAACTACTTGATAATCCTCAGTGTCATCGTTCCAAACCCACAACTCAGTCATCTCAACGGTATCTTCAGCTACTCTAGCCTTGTAACGGTTCATGCCGTACAAGTCCATATTCACATTACCGTAGATGGTAGGGTTTGTCTGGCTCATTACAATACGGTTTACAGCCTCTGGAATGTCCGATTCAGATACTTTTGTACCTGTAGAAAGCCTTGAAACTATAGATTCTCGCTTGGGATGTGAATACAGACGGGCATATAGCTCCGACTTGGTAATGTAGTAAGTTTGTACAATGGCTTCTTGCCTGTCTGTATAAGGTGTATCCTCCCGCAAAACGCCAATAGCAGAAGGTTCAATCATGTACGGATGAATACCGTTGTTGTAAACCAACTTAACAAAGGTAGTGTTGTACACCAAAGCCCATGTTAATGCGGTAGAAAACACTTGGTCGGCATTAGAATTAAGCCATTCATCATTTAAGGCTTGAGTTAATGCGGGTGTTTTACGGTGTTCGTTAGCGGGTGATGATGCGCCAAGAGCAATAGAGAACCTAGTTGTTTCAGCAGAATACAAAAAGCTAGTAAGCTGATCTAGGTGTGGGTGTATTTTATTGAAATACGCAGGAGGCGATTCAGGTCCAGCTCCAAAAAGATAATAAGCTCGGAGTGTCGTGTAGTCACCCCTTCTTTCTTCTTTAGACACCATACATTTATTGATGATGTCTAAGTAAAAATCCTCACGACTTTCTCCATTTGGAATTTTCATTTTTTAATCTGCAAGTTTTGTGGATCTCTCATTGTAGCTCTAGGATCTATTACTGGACCAGATTTAATTCCTGCTTGGCTTGGTGAAAAACCAGTAGCTTCCGCTTCTTTACCCAATGATGGTCCGACAGGTTGAGAGAAACGACCTGACAAAATAGATTGCATATTCATGCCTTGCGCACCGCCACCCCAGACCGCTGCATCTCCTGGGCGTGCTTCCCTTTGGACTTCTGGGGGAGGGGTTTTGGTAAGTTTGTCTTTGTTAACACCTCTTTTACGGGTAGCGTATTTTTCAGCTTGCTCGTATTCTTTTTCGGTGAATTTGTTTTTCTTGGTAAGGAAGTTTTCTTGATGCTCGCCTTCCCTTGTGGATTTGATGTTTGACATTCCGAACTCAATGGCAAGTTGCTTGAGGTTTTTGTCTGCTGCCTTGGTTTTAGCTCCCATGAGGCTCGGAGCTTGCAAAAATACGACCATAACTTGTTCATGGCAATCCTTCATTGGACATTGTGATTTACGGGCTTCAAAGTACCCATGCTTTGGACACTTGTAATCATTTACTACCGCCATTGTTATCTCCCCTTCAATTGTTCGTCAAGTGTTAAATCAGAATAATCATACCTATTGGTAATCCCTACCTTAATCTTAATCTCTCCGTTAACCAATTGCAATCCCGTAGTTCTTTCTAAAGTTGGGCGTGCTTCTTTTCGGTATTGGACAAATCGAGTGTTATCTCGGTTTTGCATGATGGCTACTTCACCATCTTTCCACTCTGTATAGGCTTTTGATACTCGTCTTTGGACATATTCTGTAAGGGGTTCTGTTTCGTATAAGAAAACATCTTTTAAATGAGCTAAAGAGATGCCAGCAAGCTCGGCAAACAAGGGCATAGAGATTCCCCTGTTCTTGTCTTGTAAAAAACGCTTCATTACCCGTCTTAATTCAGATCTAGGCAAAGAATTTCTAACTTTGTCCATAAACCCCAATTTTCTTTAAGTAATCGCTTACATTTCTTCCGACTGTGAGTTGCTCTGCTGTAAAGTCATCCTGTACCCTAGAAACTTGTCTGGTAATCTTCTGCGCAATAAGCCTGGGCTGCACCTGTTCGGCAAAGGCAGCGCAAGCTAGGGCACAAGCAATTACCCTATCATCTTTGTTGCGACCAGAGGCTTCAATTGATCCTCCGTCACGAATAGTGGTTTTCATTTCTTCAATGGTGTCCATATCCCAGATGTCAAGCATACCTCTCTCAAAGTAGTCTTTCATGTAGGTGAGCATACGCTCTTTAGTAGCTGATGTAGTCATCCAACCAATAGAATTGCTCATGCCACCAAGGGTGTCGTTCCTACGCCAAATGTAGTTTTGCATATTGCCGTACACATCCATGAGGTCTTTGCCTAATGCCGTACCCATCGCAGCAGCTTGGCGTTTTAGGTTACGCAGTTCATTGATGACCGCTTGACCTGGACCATTGATTTCCAAGTTCAGTGTGGAGTTCTTATACGCTCCCGCCAAGTGGGAGATTACCCAAGCAAACTGGTAAGTGTTTAATTCGCTAGTGGCAAAGGAGGCTACTTGCTCCAACCCGTCAGCGTAAACTCGTAATACTTGGATGCAAAATCTGTCAGCCCAGTCAGAAGAACCATAAGCAGGATCAGCTCCAATAACATAATAAGCAGTATCCACAGGTTCTTCCCAAATCTTGAGCGTGGCAAGGCGCTCTGTAGATTTAAGCACTTCCGTATCTTGGAAGTTAACTCCAAAGCTGTATCGGTAATAGTCGCACTTAACTTTTTTAAGTCTTTTAACGGCATCTGTACACCTTGCGTTAGAAAAGAATGATGTTCCCGTCATCACAAAGGCGTAATCCTCGGTAGGCGGAAACTCCTGATACATCAGGCTATCATCTTTAATCCCTTCGTACAACTTCCAACGCCACCATGCTATCTGGCGAGAATTGATCTCTACCCCGTAGAGTTTCTTAATATCCCTAACCCATTCCTTTTCTTCACCCGTAAGTTTGCCATCCCAGTACACCTTGTAGGTCTGACCCTCAGGATCTAAGCTGTACATCTCATTACGCCACCACCCACAGAAAATTGCCCGTTGGGTTCTAGCCCGTTTAGCAGTGGTGTACATATCGTGAAACATATTAAAACCACGAGCTGTTGATTCAAAGGTGTACAGACGATCAGGGTTCGTTTCCGCAAGGGAGGCTAACAGAGAGGCTAGTCCTTCTTCATCCCCCCACGAGGATGTTTCAGTTCCGTGTAGGAATGTAATACCCTTACCACGACCCAGACTTCCTTTAGCTCTAAGCCCAGCGACTTGATAAAACAGACGGCTGCGGTTCTTGAGGGCAAGAGCATTTCTGTTGTGAGTAAGGATCGGGATTTTGTACTCCTTGGGCAAACCATCCATATACATGGCAAGGGTTGATCGGAACATATCTCGGTTTTCTTCCGTATCTGTTGTAAGTGTTCCCTGAAGCCCTGGGTGTGTGAAGTGCCAGTAGAGATCGAGTGCGAGTGAAATAGTGGTGATTCCAAGTTGCCTTCCTTTCAGGATGACAAAAAAGTGGCATCCATCCGCCAAGCCTTTAGCCATCTCGTTCATAACATAGGTTTGCGAACCCATAAGGTTATCGAGTTTGCGTAAACCTTGCTCTTTAGTTTCAATTTTGAGCTGCTTACAAAAGTGGTAAAAGTTTTGAAGATTAAACTGGCTCATGTAATGATCCAAGGCAATTTGCCATCAAACTTTTCTAAAATGCGCTTGTTTCCTTCAATAAAGAACTCAGGCTGTACTCCACAGCTCCCACCCATCCTAAAGTTAAAAGTGTGCTTACCTGTAGAAGTAAAGTTAGGAACAAGGCGGGTAGCTGCCTGATAGAACAGCCGATCTACTTGAGGATCAGGTTTATTAAGCAAAATAGCCAATTGTTTTAGGTATTCGGTTTTCATACCCCACATACACCAATCTACAAAGCGATGTCCTGGGATATTCCATGTATCGTGCAGCTCTCCAAGGGCTTCGCAGTTGTCATCAAACAAAAAGTTGCCCTCCTTATCGTGAACCGATCTAAGGCTATAAGCCCAATCATAGCCCTCAACAATTTTATCCATAATACTTTTCACATGATCGGGAGAATACCAATCATCATCATTACAAAAGAAGGTGACATCCTCGGTAATCAATTGAGGTGCGCCAGCTAACCACCGTTGACCAGCGTAGCCATTGCCACCAATCTTGCCATCCCAATAACAGATTTTAAGTTCTGGATATAGCCTTCTAAGTTCAGCAAAGGTATTAAAGTCACCGTCACATAGGATGTAATGAGTACAAGGATGTTTTTGAGCTTGAACACTGGCTATGCAATTGGCTAACTCTTTAGGGCGCTTACCGTTGGTTACGGTCACTACGGCTGCGGTTTTCAATTGTGCTTCTCCATCCGTTTTTCTTCAAAGTGAGGCAAATCCCAATAAGCCACCTTTAAACGGGCTGTATGGTTCTTAGCAAGGCTAATTAAGCCGTCATAGGTCATTGGACTGTATTTCTCTCGCCATTCTTTTGCCAAGGCTATCTTTTGCTTCTTGGTCTTGCAAGAAAGCGCCTTTAACATCTCTGTCTTATAGATCAGGCGCTCTGCGTGCAATTGCTCAATGTCTTGCATCCCCATCCTCTGGACCATCCAGTAGGGACTTAAGGTATGAGATTTCTTTCTCTGCTCTGAGTAAGAGCTTGGATGATTCCCCATGCACTCGCATTAGTTCATGGAAGATGGCATCTTTTTCCATCCGCCAGATCCGATCCATATATAGCTTCTTTGCTTGATCGTCTGCTTTAGAGATATATTGCTCTACGGTTTCCATCTTGTTGTTTATTCCGTTCTCCATACTCGCACTCCTTCTTTTTCTTTTCTGGCTATAAACTTCTTGTTTAACTGCTTGCCTGTACGGTAGTTTGCATTACAGACAATTTGAATTTTCCCCTGTGGGATAAAGAAACTTTCCCCACATTCCATAATCTTATATGGGTACACATTGCGCTTTTTCTCAGGGGGTATGGGAATATTTTTTTCAACAACAATATTCATGTAGTATTCTCCTTATAACTTCACTCATCATATACTACCATGATACACACATACAATGAATATCATCTAGGGGATAACCTAGTTCATCTTAATTATTTGCGTAGAGTTTGCAAGGAGAATCCTGACCTAGAGTTCACCCATCACTGCAATCCCATGCACCATGCACAGCTCACTCCCTTGTTAGAAGGTATGCCGATAAACCTTGACGGTTTAAGTATTCCCCCTGG